CAAGGCCCTCTGGTTGAGGTGGATAAGGGCGGTGAACATCGCCTCCAGCCTCCCCTTCTTGACCTCCAGGAGCTCTCCTTCCTCGAAGGTTGCCCATGCCGCCTGACTGATCTCGTGCAACATCTCTCGATGTAGAGAGGGGGAACGACGGCTACTCATCTGACGCCGGGCCATGAACTCTCTAAGTGTCATACGGTCTTTCCTTCCAGGAACTTGAACGCGATCTTCTGCATATCGGCCAAGTGACGCTCGGTGGCGGCCAGGGAGCCGGCGGAACCGGAGCCCTCTGAGGGACGGAGGCCGGCCTGCCATAGGTCGTCCATGAGTGTCTGAGCCTCGTTGGGATCGAGGTGGCACATAGGACGGAGGAGTGTCCCCGCTGGAACTGTCCTCATTACCAGTGGTTCGGCCACGCAATACGCTGGTCCTTGACCAACTGCGACCACAGATACACTACGACTGAGCGGGTCACGGTATGCTCGAATCAACACGTCTGACATCTCTACCTCCTACCGATCAAATATCTCTCCACGGCCTCCTGGGTCAGCTTCACCCCCAGGAACCCGCGGACTTGTTTCCCTTGCCAGGGTATTCTATCCGGTCGAACGCCAGGATGCAAGAGTAAAAACCTCTGACTGAACCTACATTGTGAGCCGGCGAATGCCCCCTGGTCTTTGCACCAGTGGAGGTAGGCGTCGTAGACCATCAGGCTCGGGACCATCGCCGACTTATCCGTCACGCAGAACTCGCCCGCGAACTCGGAGATCGGCGAGGACTGCTTACGGAACTCCTCGATCACCGGCCTGGCCGACTCCGGGGCGGTCCAGCCATGTTCCCTCAGTCGGAGGAGTCCTTGGACGGCCCAGACCGCGATCCCGGCCGCTTCTTCCCGGATCGTGTCCTTGAGGCCAGTGTCCTCTCGACCCGCGAACGACTCGCCAAAGTGCAGCAATAGCAGTCGGCGGTCGAGGGATCGCTCATGGTCGGGCAGGTCAGGCATCGAGTTGACGGAGATCGTGAAACGACACGACAGTTTATGGTCACTGAGGAAGTCCTTGTTCTTGCGGTTGATGCTCACCGAGTCCCGGCCGCTGATCTCCTTCAAAACCTGGAGGGCCTTAGCCGGATCACCCCTCTTAGTAATGTGAGCATCCGGCATAATCGCGGCGAGTTTTCCCAGGAGAGGCTGGAGGCCGAAGTCACCCACGAGGGAGTCGAAGGAGGTAGATGCAACTTGCCCTGGGCCAAGCATCGCTCGAAGTGCTTCAAGCACCGTTCCCTTTCCTGCTCCAGGTCGTCCAACAAAAAACATGAGCTTCTCTTCGGATGTATCGGCGACGAGGTTGTAGCCGAACCACTCTTGGAGCAAGGCCGCTTCTTGCGGGTCATTGGGGAACACCTCCTCTAGGAACTGTAGCCATCGGTCACAACGTGACGACTTGCTCCAACTGTAGGGCATGGCCGTCATCGAGAAGAACTGTGGCGATGAAGGGTCCAGGTCCAGGTCCGGTAGGAGTAGGAGCCCGTTGTCGAAGCTGACGATGTTCTCTGTCCGGGGATGGTCGTCGCCGTCCAGCCAGCAGGGGGCGTCCTCGTACACGGGGCACACTGTCGTCAGGGTGTCCAAGATGTCGCTGACCCGGTGGGCATCGGCCTCGTATGGTTTGACCGATACCTCGCCCTTGGACCCGATCACCTTCGCGTTCTTCCCCTTGAGGAAGCGGTAGAGGTCGCCCCGGACGAAGGTCTTGTCCTCGACCTTCGCGTACTTCTTGCCGTCGAATCGAAACCAGTTCCCGGAGTACATCCTAAGGATCGGCAGATCGCCGATAGAGTGCCGATCACGCAACCAGCGGTCGGAGATGTCCATTGGAGCGGTTGATTCAAGAAGGTCAGAGGAGCTTGTGGTCTCCCCGAGGGCGATGGCGGCGAGGAGGTCGTCTTGATTAAGACCAGCCCGAATCCAGGCCCGAAGGTCTTTGATCCCCTCCGGCGGCATGAGCTTGATAACTTTCTTGGCCTTGGGCTTGAGTGCTTCAAAGGTCTTCTCCATCCCGAGGCGGCCGGCCCCGGCGTCGTTCTCCCCGATGACCACGACTTCTCGACCTACCAGGAGAGCCCCGAGAGTCGATAGGCCGCCAGACGCCGAAGGTTTTCCAACTCCGACGAACCCGAGAGTGAGGGCCGCTGCAACATCGCTCTGACCTTCGACAACGACAACAGGCAAATCTGACATTGGGAGCACAGATTCCAGACGGGACACGTTACCGTCAGATTTGCGGATATGCAAGTATCCCGCATCTCCGAGAGGCTGTTTCGCACCTTCCGCAGTTCTGCCGCAGATGACCGCCTTTGGATCAGACGGATTTTCCGAAGACACCAAGCACCAATTGTCGTGCCCGCAGATAGGACACTCGACGCCGGCCGCTTCGACCTTGACCCAGTTGTGCGGGCCTGGGGTGTACGCTTCGCCCTTCGACCCGATCTCCCACTCCGGCGACACGGCATAAGTAAGTCCTCTCTTGCTGCCCTTGGTGGACAGCTTCTTCCCGTCTTTGAATCGGCGAGACAGGCCGACAACCTGGCCCTCGGCATCCCGCTCGGGGAACACCCAGCAGGCCTCGGCCGGCATCCACCCGATCCCCAGTGCGGTCAGGGACTCGGGTGACACTCCCAGGTCGTGAGCTAGATCGGCCACCATCGCCGGCCAGGCGTTCTTCTGAAACAAAATCAGATCATCGTCGAGGCCCATTCGATCTCCAATACGGCGGGTGGGATTTGAACCCACACTAGGCGATACGGACACGACCGAGTATTCGGTGGTTCCGTCCTGGCCACTCTCCCTTGTCAGGCTGCCTCTCCCGTTGGGCTACCGCCGGATGCTAGTCGGCCAGTTGCGAGGGGCGGCCGACTGGCCGTATCGTCACGTTCATCTCGACGAGGACGCGGCGGATCACTTCCATGTTGTGACCTAACTTGAGGGAGATCGCCTTCAAGCCCTGGCCCTGCTCGTACCAGGCCTTGATCGAGTTCCGCTGGCCCTCGGATACATCTTTGCGTCTGCGTGGCATTGTGTTCTCCAATGTGGCAGGGCCGGGATGGGTGTTCTCCTAGTGCGTCCGCCAGCTAGGCACCCAGAGCCCGCACCCTGCCTGTGACCCGATCTTGAGGCGGGTCAGTTCTTAGAAGATTGCCGTCTGACTCTGCACGGCAACCTTGACGGCCTCCCAGTCGGCCGACGTGAACTTGTCCTCGGTCTTGCCGATCTTGCCGCCCTCGGCGACCCATACCTCGGCCAACTTCTCGTCGGTCACGTCCTTCGACTTCATCTCATTCACCGCATTCCAGGCCGTCTCCTGGGTCCAGATCACCGGGTTCACCGGGGGTGGGTTGCCAGAGGGGGCAGCCGGTGCGGGTGCAGGTGAAACACGCGGCGGTGTGGCCGTCGAGGGGGCACCGGGCTTCGCCCCGGCGGGAGCGGCCTGGGACGCCGGCAGGGTAGACTTTGGGGGGCGGCCCGGACCACGAGCCGGTGCCTTCGCCGGGGCCTTTGCCGGGGCAGGAGCCTGGGTCGAGGGCTTCAACGCCCCGCTCATGGCCTGGGTCATGGCGGCCAGCTTCGACGAGTCGTACTTGGTCAGGGTCTTGGTCGGATTGGAATCCGCCGTGTCGATCCACGTCACCTTGAGGGTGGTCTGGCCGTTGTAGGTGTTGGGCTCCACACGGAACAGAACCGTCAGGCCCTCATATTTCCCGTTCGCCAGGGACTCGAAGGTCAGTCCATCCCAGCCAAACACCTTCTTGACCTGGGCGGCGTTGAGGAGTTCGACCCACTGTTCGTCCTTCTTGGTGAACAGCACGAGGAAGGCCGTCGCCTCCTGGTCGTACTCGGCCCACGGCATGTAGGCACCGGCCTCCTCATCGTAGAACTCTGTGGCCTGGAATCGGACCACGAACTGCGGAAAACCGTTCTTGGTTTCAGACACACCCCACTCCAGGGGCTTTCCCCGGAACGTGCCGGGACGATCAATAGCATTCATCTGCATATCCTCTGCCCCTATGGGGCGGTAAAGTTCAAAGTTGCCGGTCTCTCCCGGCTGCCTCGGTGATGAGGTTTGGCCTACCGTTGGCCTACTGTCAGAGCCTCATTTGTGGACGGGTTCGTGATGGCCCACCCGTCTCTTGTCCTTCGGCTTTCGCCTTAGCCACGCGGACTCTGTTCCTAGTTCACGATGGCAAGATCAGTCGGGGCCTTGTCGATGGTGCCCCAGATGTCCTGGATGTTGACCAGGACGACCTCGACGCCATCGTCGTCGATCATGCCACCCAGGTTGACCGGCCGGCCAGCCTGGTTCTTCTGGACGCCGATCACCACATGGTCGCCTGGCTTGACCGGGAGGCCGGCGTACATGGCCCCCCCATCCTCCGATGGTACATCCATCGTCGGACCAGGGCCGACGGCCCGGACTACGCCGGTACGGAACGCAGCCTCGCAGACATCGGGGATGACCAGGCCGCCATCGGTGCGACCCTTCTTGGGGTCGAGGATGACGGTCACGAGGGAATGTAGCGGTTTGAACATGATACCTCCTATTGGTATTCGTTAGGGAACAACATCTTCCAGATGGAATCGTCGGCCTGGGTCTCGAACGAGACCAGGGGCTCGGTCAGCGTCCGAGTCTTGGCGAAGTAGCTCGGGTCCGTGGGCATCGTGTAGATGACCCGCTGAGTGTCACCGATCACCTTGCCGGCGTGTTCCTTCACCTTGCCCTGGCGTTCCTCCATACGGGCACCGATCACCTGCTGCTTGAGGTAGCCGATCCGAAGAACATGATCGGCCCACTCGCAACAGAAGCCCCGGATGGTGAACGACTGCTTGGAGTCCGGGCCGGGGGCGTAGAGCTTCGGCCCATCCTGGAGGTAGTTCCCACCGGCAGCGTTGGCGATCACCACGGGGCACTCCTGGCAGACCAAGATGATGTTCTTCCCCTGGCGAACCAGGCCGTCGCAATCGGCGAAGAACAGCCGCATCGTGTCGAATAGGTGGTTGTAGCCCTTGCCATAGCCGTAGTCGTCCAGGTGTTCGACCTTCGCACCCTTCTCGTGCGGGATTGTCTCAAGCACGTACTGGATGGCGAGAAGCTCCAGGATCGTGCCCGTGTCGATCACCACCGACTTATACGGGGTGAATAGGTCACGCTGGGACAGGGCCGAACGTACATCCCGGAAGGAACTGATCCCGGAGATGTGGTCGATGGCCTGCCCAGTGATCGGGTTGCGAACCATCCGGCCGCCGTCGTCCAGGCCTATGAACACGGGGGCCGGGGCCATCGACGCCAGGGTCGTCTTGCCCTTGCCGGAGCCGGCGTAGATCACGACCTTCTGCCCCTCGCCGGCACCGTCCCACGGGGAGACGGTGAAGGTCTTGTTCGACACCGGGGCGGCCTGGGGCGACGGGGCCGTGGCCTTGGGGGGCACACGGGTCGCTGCTTTGATGGGGGGCGGGGTAGCCATTATGGTTTCTCCATTCCTTTGCGTACCAGTTGGATTACGAGTCTCGCGTCGTCCAGGGCATCGTGTGTCCCCTCATAGGGGATGCCGGCCCTCTTACAACACTCTGACATACTAGGAAGTACCAGATCGTCCTTCTCCCAGAACCACACTGTCGGGTCGATAGAGCGATGGTGGAACAGGCAAACGAACTGATCGTCCATACGATTCAAGAATATCCGGTCGAACCCGGAGAAGTTCTTGCCGGCGGCTGTAACCCCCCTCGTCCCGAGTCCGTGACGCTCCAGCCATCCGCTGATAGCCGGATAGATGTGCGTCGGAGGAAGTCCCGCACCCTTGGCGATAGCCTCCAGACGATTCCGGTTCATGGCTAGGGCCATCGGGTCTCCACGTAGTTCGTCGTGCTGCACGTAGTTGCACCACGATGGAAGATCGTCCACCGGAATCTCGGGGTGATCCGTGTCGTCAATGACGCAGGCCACCTGGAGAACCTGGCAACGCATCCAGTCCAATCCTGTCGTCTCGATGTCGATGCTTACGTACTTCATTCGCCTACCTCCGTTGTGGTTTCTTCCGCGACCTTCCGCTCCAGGCGTTTAAACCCTGGAGGGACGAGGCCGGTGGAGAGGTCCACGTTATTGAAACAGATCGGGCAGTAGGGACACTTGAAGCCGCCGGTCGGCTCACACTGGGACTCGTTCTCGTAGAACCGGCCGGTGCGGGTCATCTCGGCCATCGTCTTCTGGATGTTCCAGACCTGATAGGCGAAGTCCGTCATCTCGGCGTCGGTGAAGGCGACCTCCTTGCGGGCGAAGTACCAGTCCGGCCCGTGATGGTCGTCGTCGGTCGTGGTCATGTCCTCGAACAGCCGTGCCCCGTACATCGCCGGGGTCTCCCGGAGGGCGAAGGTGCCCGGTTTCTTGCCAATCTCGACCTCGGCCCTAACTTCATCTATGCACATATCCCGCCAGTCAAATATGCACTTGACCACGAACTTCTGCCCGCAATACTCGCCGGTCTCCACGAACTTTGCCGACTCAGCCTGTGTCAGCTTCTTGGGGCTGATCGAGGGCTTGCGGAAGACACAGTGGAGGAGGCCGGAGATCGTCGGATAGGCGTTCCAATCCTCCTCGTTCTTGCCGAACCTGAGATTTCTACTATTCTGGAGATAACGGGCTGCCAGGATGTAGAACTTCGACTGGGTATCCTTCCGCAGGCGGTTCCAGTAGGTCGATCCCGAGTCGATGGGTCGAGAGGTACTCTTATCCTCACGCACCAGCAGGGCACCTGTCAGGCGGGATCGGACGATCCGGTCGATCCGGCCTACCCGCACGAAGTTCGGGGTCGAGTGACCCGTCTCGGGGTTGACCAGGGGAAGCTCGAACTCAAGCTCGTTCGCCACGGTCTCGAAGTCCTGGGCCTCGCCGTACCGCCAGGCGTAGGCCGCTATGGCGTTGGCGATCACCTCACGCTCGACGGCCCAGTCAGTCGGGTCAACGCCATCAGGGATCGTGTTGTAACCCTCGGTCGCGGCAGCGATGGCCTCCTCGACCGTGCCGCCTGCCTCCAGAATCTCGACGCCCATGTGCCAGTTCGTACCGATCCGTAGGGGAGCCGCTTCCTCGGCCTGCCGCAGCATATCGACATACGCGATCTTGTACGCTATTGGGCACCGTTTGAAGCTGGCAATCGACGACGCGGATACGTGTTTCACTTCAACAGTCATCTCAAACCTCCAATGGTCCTACTCTACCATGAATCCGAATTTACGCAAGCCCCAATCTCGAACATTCTGAAAGAAATTCTGCGAACGAGTGGGCCAGCACGTATCGGCCACCTTGGGCCTGGATGTCACGCTGGTACACCGCCTGATCCTCAGACTGCCGGCCCTTTGCTGCCTTGCACTCGATCCCCACGAACCGACCGCCGGGCCAGCAGGCGGTGATGTCCGGCCAGCCCCGAGGGATGCCGGCCGACACGCCGTACAGGACGCCCGCGTCGGTGACGGCGAAGGGAATACCCTTCTGGGCCAACCACACGCCGATCTCCTTCTGGACCTGCTTCTCGGGCTTGCCCCGAGGGCGGCGGGGCTTGTCGGGGAACACCTCAGAGAGCCTCACTTGGTCTCCCCTGTGTCGAAGATCGCGGTGACTACCAGGGCCACACCTACGGAGAACCCACCCCATGGGCTAGGGGCGAAGGACGCCATGAGTATCAGTCCGATCAACCAGATTGGCTTCACGTTCTCAGGGTGTTTCATCATTTCTCCGATCCTGGGCGGCGTTCCAGCCGACCATCCACGCAGCTTTTCGGCTGTCGTCATAGGGACATTCATCGGCCAGGATGCCGGCACGGAAGGCCTTGCCACCCTGGATGGCGGCGTAGTACCGGCCACCCACACGGGCGGCGGCCTTCTGGTCGATCATCGCTTGCCGAAGCCGGTTAGGTCTCATAGCCATTTGTGTGGGTTCCAGGGGCGGCGGCCCGTGGGCAGCGACCCATCCAGCCGGCCGATCAGCGTCTCCAGTTCGTCCAGGGTCATCGGCAGGACATCGGCCTGCTTGAAGCGATCCACGACCATAGGGTGATCGGCCGGATGCCCTCCCGGTCGGGCGATGCACTCAGCAGCCCGCCCAAAATACCGCAGGGCGGCGATCACCTGGACCCGCTCCCGCTTTGTCAGCCTATGACTCGGCATCTTTGAGGCCCTTCACGAGGTTGCCCACGAAGCCGAACCAGGGCTCTGTCTCCGCGTCCTGGCCCCGGTGCATGGCGAAGCCGGTCAGGTAGCCCAGGGCGTAGTGGTCGAGTTCCGTCCGACGCCGGGCGAGTTCCGCCTTCGGCTTTGACTGGGTGGCCTCGTCCACAACGCCAGCCACATAGCCCGAGCAGAACTTGTCGGTCCAGGCCGGATGGGAGTTCTTGAGGGAGACAAAGAGTTCTTCTTGTTCAATGACGGTCATCAGTTCCTCCAAGTAAATAGGCCGATCACGTTGACGGCGTGGATCATTGTAGCAGAGCCCGTCTTCTTGTCAACGATCAATCCACATTCGGGACAAAATTCCGGGATAGACTCCCTTCGGAGAATCTCCAGCGTCACGTCAAAAGACTTCCGGCACGAACGACAGGACGACCAGAGTGATCTTCCACTTGCATTAATCATACCGCTTCCCGAGTGTCACCTCGGCTCCCATCGGCCAGCCCGTAGCCCAGGCCGGCACTTGCTTCAACGCCTCAGTCACGCACGAATAGGCGAGGGTATCCTCGGTCTCCTTGGCAACCACCACCAGTGAGTCATAGACGTGGTGAGCCACCCGGAACCCTCGCTCCTCGACGAACAGCAGGGCCTCGACCAACACGTCCCGGCTCATGGCCTGAACGATGTTCTCGGTCAGGATGCCGCCGTAGAGCTTTCCCCAGTGGTATCGGAGGTCTCCACCGACATCGACGGCGGCGTGGGGATAGAACAGACGCCGGCCAGAGGGCAGAGTGACGACCGTAGTGGACCCATCACGGGACAGACCCAGGCCCCGCACGGTTTGAGGTGTGCCATAACGAGTAGTGAATCTAAAAACATCTTCCAGCGACCTCCAGAATCGAGGGATCATGTAATACTTCGAGCGATAGGCATCCACCAAGTTCTTGCAGAATAGGAAGTCGATCTCGCCCGAGGCGACTTTGGGCTCTAGTTCGGGGTAGGTCTGCATATACTCCATGCAACGATCCGGCCCCATGTTGTAGCCCATGCCAAGGATGCCGACTTTGCCGATGGCCCTGCGGGCTCCGTAGAGCTTCGCCACCGGAGGCGGGTCGCTCTTGCGGGGCTTCCGGCACGGAGCTGCCAATACCTCGGCGGCGAACTGGGAATAGACATCTTCGTCTCGTGTAAACGCTTCGATGAGATCGGTCTGCCCGGCCAGCCATGCCGTCCCTCGGGCTTCGATCTGGGCGGCGTCCCCCATTACGAGGATGTGGCCCTCGGGAGCCCGCAGACAGTGCTTCATCTCGACCTGGAGCCCGGTGCCACGGGTGGGCAAATTGTACGTATTTATGCCCTCCCCCCCTGTCCATCGGCCCGTATGGGCTCCATTGTACTTTATAGGGTTGCAGAGCCGGCCGCCCGAGGCCTTGGCCTGCTTCGACATCGACACCAGCCGTCCGATGTGCAGCGGCCAGGACTTGACCGCCGTCCGGGCCTTGATGAGGGCTCGAACGCGGGGGTTCGAATGGACGCGGTAGGCCTTGAGGGCTTCGTCATCCTTCGCCAGGGCGACGATCATTTTCTTCTTGCCCTGTTTCATGGCGATGCTCTCGCCCGTCTCGGCCAGGGCCTCACCGAGCAGGCGGCTGAACGAGGCCACGCCGCCGATCTCTTTCGGGGTCCACTCGCCGCAGTCCACAGCGACCTGGGCTCCCATCAGCCCGATCAACCGGTCGGCCTCGGCCGCGTCGAAATCCAGGTCGGGTTCCCAGAACAGCCGTTGAGTGTGCCAGATCAGGGGTAGCTCCACCTCGGGCCTATCCAACTCGGGTAGGAGCATGACCAGCAGATCGGCTTCCCGCTCCACGTCATTGTTGCAGTAGATGGCAAGGTTCTTCCGCTTCTCCTCGTCCATATCGGCCCAATGAAGGCCCTCAAACTCCATCGTGTCGCCCTTGGGCGGCAGACCATGCCGTTCGCAGACATCCCGGAGGTTGTGCTTCGCTCTGGCGTCCAGGCGTTGAGACAGGGCCATGATGTCGATGGCGTAGCGGGGGACGATCCCGTGCTTGCGGGCCAGGACGGTGCCGTCAAACCGAAGGTTCCAGCCGGCGACGACGCACCCCTCCAGGTTCTCCCCATACCGGCCCTGGAGGTACTCGAACTGCTCCCGAGCATCGTGCCAGAAGACCGACTGACGGGGGGAGAACGGCAGCTTGCCGTCCATCTCGACAGTGCCGACGCCCAGGGACTCGAACCTGGGGTCCATGACATAACAGATTGTCGGTAGCCCCGTCCCGCCTTTTTTCAACATTCGATAGGTCTTAGAGAAGTAACACTCAAAATCAACCACGACCACCGTGGTGGGCCAACCTGCTTTCTTGAGCATATGTACCCAGCGGTCATCGCTCACCCGTGGGTCCGGTATCGGAGGCGGCGGCATCATATCCTACCCCCTACATAGAGGATCGCCGCTCGCATGATCTCCGCTGAGTCTTTGAAGTGACCAAGCCCGAGATTGCAGTAATGGCACAGCAGCCCTCGAATATTGCCCGTCCTGTGGTCGTGGTCTACATGTGCCGTTGTTGGTTTTTTCTTAGTGGAAGGCCCAGGGAGAACGAGGGTGGCCCCGCATATTGCACATAGACCGCTCTGTTTGTTGAACATGGACGCCACTTCTACGAGGTTAGTTCCGTAGTTGTGTCGTAGATTGTAGTCTCGGCATCTCTCGGCAGCCACAGCCCTGTGTTTTATCCAGTAGTCCCTACGGCTCTGTTTTGCCCCCGGCTGATCCGAATAGTCAGCCTTACACTCTCGGCAGTTCCATGATAGACCCGTCGGCGTAGATTTGTTCTTGCAGAAGTTTCCCAACGGGAGGGTACGCTTACAGCGAGAACATTTCTTAGAATTAGGCCACCGCCCGTCGTTGGCTGTCCCGGTGGAGGTGGCCGGGGAGGGTACAGCCGGGGTGATGACGGGCGGTGGCAATTTCATATACTGGTGGCCCGGCCTCTCTTGTGACCCAGGACCAGAAGGCCGAGCATAAGCCCAAACACGCACGGCTCGGGTAGCATCACATCACTCGGCGGTGTGCCCACCCAATCGTAGTTCTTGGCAAGAATGCCCAGGTCCACCACGTCAACGAGGCCTCCCACGGTGAAGTCCCCCTCGCCCCAGCTTTTCCCGAAGCCGTCGTAGTTTTTGGCGAGGATTCCTAGGTCTACCACGTCCACTCTGCCGTCGTTATTGGCATCACCGTCGTGGGGCATGGCTAAGGCTCTCATCCCGAGTCGCCAATAGGCCGTGCCCGAGTTCCCCATCGTCTCTTGCCACCACTGGGAATCAAAGATGGGCAGGCCGTCCTCAGCCTCCCCCGCCTGTAACTGGGCATAGGTCGGCATGAAGTAGAGATCGGAATAGCCAGTAATGGCATTCAACGTAGCGATTTGCATCGCCGCGTCCGGGGCGGTCATCGACTGATTGAGAGACTCCGAAAGATAGAAGGAGTTCCCCGTGTAGTCAATCACAGGACACCACATCGCGGCAGAGGCCAGGCTCGACAAGACCAGGAGGGCTAGGAGAGTGACTATCCGCATGACTTGACCTCCAGGGTCCAGCCCGCAGCTACCGAGCCGACGATCTCGAAATCCACGCCAGGCAGGTAGCAGGCGGCGGCCTTCTCGGCCAGGGCCAGGGCCTTGTTGACTGTCGAGGCCGCCTCAGGCAGAACTCCACCTCGGACCTGGGCGATGATCCAGAGCATCCAGGAGTAGATTATCGCCGTGCGATTGGGTTGCCTCGACCTCCCATCGGCCCGGAACTCTGGCAGAGGTTTGGTGGACTGGATGTAGTCCATTAAGGCCAGGAACTTCTGTCGGTCCAGGTTCGATGAGGTCTGCTGTGCCATCGCAGCGGCCAGGAGGATCAGCCGCTCCTTGTAGTGCATGTCCTTCGGGGCCTCGGGTGTCGGGGGTGCCCTATCGGGGCCGGGAAGACGGGGTGCATTCGCCATTATTCTGTCCCTCTTTCACGGTGTGTGGGGATACGGGATCGTACTTCGTCGGCCCGTGCTTGGCAGGCTCGGGCGGCGGCTTCGTGGGCCAGGGCCTCCAGCCTACGGGCCTCGGCCTCGGCTACCGCAGCCACATGCCAAGCAGCCTGGGCGGCCAGCCAGAAGTTCGCCTCCTCGGCCTTCGCCTTCGCCCACGCCGCACCCATCAGCAATCCTCCTGGTCAAAATACCGGAGGATGGTGTGCTTGCCCGGAATCTGGTCCACGAATGGAATGAGATCGATAGTCAGCGGAGTCGAACGCTCATATCCGATAGCGTCGGCCTCGACGCCAACCATACCGGGCTTGATCCCGGTGCCAAACTTGCGGGCCTCGCCCTTGTCGGCGAAGAAGCCCATCGGTATGTCGTAAACGGTGCATCGGGCCATAATCAGATATCCGTTCAGCTTCATTTGAACCTCCACTTGGGCGAGTGGGAGTCGAACCCACACTTCTCGGCTACTATGCCAAGGTTCTGCCAGTTGAACTATCGCCCTTCCGCCTAGGCGTTGCCTAGGATTCTGGCCCCGATTGTACCACGGGGCCAGAGATTGTCAAGAGGCCTTCTTGACGATCTTACGAATCTTTCTCCAGAGCCGGGCCGTCAGGCAAATGCACACCTGGGCCTGGGGGTTGTTGGGCACCTCGGGATTGTCAAACGACATCTCCCGCAGGGCCTTGAGCATCTCTGGGGCGGCCTTGTGCATCGGGCACATCTCGAAGGCGGGGTCGCCGGAGCCATTATAGAACCGATAGAGCTTGCAGCCGCAGGCAGCCTTCCCGATCATCTCGGGCTGGCCGTCCGGGTTGCCGTCCGTCTCCAACCATAACCAGGGCAGCTTCTCGCTCATTTCTTCGCTCCTAAATGGCACGTTACTTCCACTTGCAAAACATTCACGCCGCCGGGTAAGTGGAGAAAGGCACTGCGGGTGCCTCCGTCCTGCTTGGCCGACTGGAGGGCCTCCCGGAGGTCGTCGATGAAGTCTTCCACGTCGCCGATGTTGCGGGCCTCCACGCGGAGGTACTTCTTGCCGCTCGGCTTGGGGCCGGTAATCTTGGGGGGAGTATTCATAGCTTATTACTCCAACGGAGATATACCATATCCAACAGATCAACGATCCCCGCCTTTATCCACCAGAAACACTTCTCCCAAAGAGGCAGATCAAACTCTTTCAGGATAAACCTCGCCATATTTGGTTCGGGGTACATTATTCCTCACCTCGGCAGGCCGCCAGGAACTTTCCCCGATTGAATTGGGGGTTGTTCCGTTGCAACTCGACGGCCAGATCATCAATCACACCTCGAATGGCGTGAGCCGATTCTCCATCTGTTACGACCGTTGCCCGATTCAGGGTGATCCGCAGACAGTTGGCGATCAGAACGTAGTCTTTCCGGGTCATCACTTCTCCTCCAGTTCAAATTCGGACCCGCAGACACACGTCGGCAGGCCCAGGTCGATCCACTTGGCCGTCGTCCGCAGCACGTAGCCGCAGCCGGGGCAGTTCATCTTGAGCATACGGGTTCCTTGGCGTTTCTGCCCATCGGCCAGCGACAGGGCGGCATGAGGGTACTCCCCCAGGTCCGAACAGATAGTGTTTAAACGCTCTTGCAACTCCTCGCCGACCTCGGTCGCCGTCGCCTTGCCCTCCAGGCCCAGGGCCTTCATGCCCTTTTTGAACGGGGCCTTGTGGCCGGTGCCGTCAGGCAGGCAGGCATGGAGAACCTCATGGACCACCACGCCAGCAACCTCGTCCGCCTTCCCCATCTTGGGGGAGACGAAGATCGCCCTGGTGCCGTCCTCGGACGATCCTGAGGAGAAACACTGGCCCAGGGCCTTGCGGACGCTCCTCGACGGCCAGCCGCACGAGATCGGGCAGCCCGGTATCTCGTAGCCGTGGTCGGCGAACATCGGCCGCAGGGCCTCGACCAGGGCGACCAGCCATTCCTCTCTCGTGGCGTACTTGGGCAGGGCCTTAGCCATTGCGTAGCCGCCGATGAGCAGCGGTGTCCCGCTGGATCACGTTGGGGCTGTAGCCTCTCTGCCGCAGTTCCGCCAGCAGGGCATGGTGTTCTGCTCCTTTGGCGGGCCGCGTCCGGGCCATCACGACCCCATAGTTGGCCGCACCATGCTGGCCGAAATGCTCGAACGACCGGCACATATTACGACGCTGGAAGCCGTCATGCTCGGCGGGCCACAGGGCAATCACGCCGCCGGTGGAGCCTCGCCACACGCGGAAGATCACATCCTCGGAGAGGTAACGGGGCAGCGGCTTCAACGGCGAGGGCAGGGCCTTGGCGTACTTGGCAAAGTCTTTGGCGGTCATCATACGGGGACCATCCTGTTCTTGAGCCGGGCTAACTCCTCGGCTATGGCGGCAGCCTTGTTGTGGGCGTTTCTCCAGGTACACATCGACGCGGTAAAGGTGCCAGCGTTCGAGAAGCTGGCGTCCGAGATCATGTTCTGGAAGGCATCTCGGGCGAACGACTCTGCATCCGAGAGACGCCGGGCCAGTGTATCGACCTCGTTTGTTCTGTGTCCACCGATCATCTCGACCTCCGGGCGGCCTTCTTCGCCGCCTTGTCCGCTTCCACCCGGGCCTTGACCGCCATGATAAAGCAGGAGTACAAGGTTGTCTTCCAGGTTTTCCGCGTCCCTTTGGCCCGGAAGCCGATAACGTCGCCGGGCTCCAGGGTCACGATCAGAGATCGGCCCCGATCATAGACGCGGCCGGTTTCACGCCACACGTTCTTGAGTAGCTTGGTCATTTGACACCTCCCCATAGAGCCAGGGCCGCTTCCAACTCCCGTATGGACACCTGAGCCGGGTAGTCATCGGGCCACCTCTCGTCAACCCCGATGGTATCCCGATAGTTTTCCAGATCGGCCAGGGCACACCTTGCCGCCAGGACCAAAGCCTTTTCACGTTTTGTCTTTGCCTTTTGAATCATCTTACATCTCCAAAGGGCCTCACGGGAGTCGGACCCGCGATTAGGGCCGGGCGGTAAAGGAGTAAAACCGCCTTCCCAGGCCCAGGTACTACCGGGCGTCGATCAGCTTGCCGCCCCTGAGCAGTTCGCCCTTGGGGTGCGGATTGGGCAGATTGAGCCCGTACTTGCCATTAGCCTTGACCGCCGCCAGTTCCTTCGCGTACCGATCCTTTGACCACTTCTTCATTGCCGATCCTCCAGGAAAAGGTTTAAACGTCTCAGGCACAAAGGGAGCATACACCATGAATCCGATCCAGGCAACTAATTTCCGAAATTATCTTCGGAGTCCATCCCCAGGGCCTCGGGGCGGTGCCGCAATCGGACGATCCGACTACGGCGTATTCGGGGATAGTATACGATCCACGTCCCCAAGGGTCGCCACTTTGATGATGAAACCTCATGTCTTTTCCTCCACTTGGGCGGCAACTTGGGGATAGTCTGAGAAGGCTTTCCGCCAGAACTCCGCCACCTCACCGCCTTCTTTGATTGCATCAGCCACATAATCGGCCCCATAGTAAGTCAGGTCGGTGGAAAGAAGGGAGCCTATCTTCCGGCCGCTGGGCAGTACTTCTGCCTCTAAACATTCTTCATTTGCTCCACAGTGGGAAGGAGAATCAGATTCTCCAAGATCGCCACAGTGTTGCGGCCAGTCATCGGAGTCTCCTGACTGCTGGCGGCCTTGCAACTGTTCTGGCGTAAACTCCTTTTCCAGGTCAGCCATGATAGCCTTGCCGCAAGAGTCGCACCACAAGTTGGCACAATAGATATAGGCCATTACTCCCCCTCCACCTTGGCGGCATGGCAGTAGCCCGCCTCTATCAGACGGGTAGCCATGCGGCCGTAACTGCCCTGTAGCTGCCAACAAAGGCCGCTATCAATCAGGGCTTGAAAGCCTTCGATCACTTCTTCCTTAGAACAGTCGCCTTGTTCATAGGCCATGATGAAACTGACAGCATCCATATTACACCTCCAAAAGAAGTCTACATCATCATCAGGAACGCGGCCACACAAAACCAGAACAATTTTCGATATTCTTCCACGTCACACCTCCAGTGAAAGCCTACAATATGCCCTTCTCCTTGGCCAATTTCCTTTTGGCCCGGAAGTATCTTTGTGCCGACACAGGGCAGGATAGGGCAAAGACTTTCCAACAGGGGGTGCAATACTTCAACCATCGGGCGTCATCATCGGCCGGAATGGGTTTGGCACAGGCTATGCAAGCACAGGGTCTCATAGACGGCCCTCCGCTTCCAGCTTCGCCCGGAGTTTATCGGCCGCGTCCTGGCCGTATTGTTCCAGCATGTAGGCTATGCTATCTTCTAACTGCCTTCTTCCTGTGTCTCCTTTGCGGCGGGTAGTTTTCTCTCTCCGCTTTCTTGCGTCATATTCCCGCCAGCATGTACGGCAATAGGTCTGTGTGCCGTATTCCTCCAGTTCATACCACTTCTCACATTTTGGGCAGTTTTTCATATGTTTCTCCTGTGTTAGACGGTACCATGACAGGTTAGAAATGTCAAGGATATTTTCTAGCCTTCTAACATTTAATTCCTAAGTCTTTGAACCCTATACCATTAGAGTATATAGACAGAGTAGACTGGTTCTAGCTTAAGACAGTACAGAGAGAATAACTATATAGAGAGAACACACACACACACACACACACACACGCTAGTAAGTTAGAGTATCGTCTAACTTTGGGTTTTAACGCCGCAAGCGTATGGACCGCAAGGCCATATAGCCAAAAAGGTTAGAAAAATGTTAGAAAAAACACCAAAAATACAATCTTCTAACCTAATTAGTGCCCGACAGCAAACAATCATTTCAAATGCTTGTTTGAAATGGTCATTTGAATCCTTGCCCCCCGTGTTGACTGGCACACCGCCCGCGACGCCACAAAATCGACGCCGCGAATCCGAGTAGACAAAAAAGAAGGCCAGCCCAAAGGCCAGCCTTCCATTCGACCGATCCCGATCCCTATCGCTTGACGTATTCGACCACGCCGTCGATGCTCAGGTACACACAGTCCTGATTCAGGTCGCGGGCGATGTCGGCGGCAAGTTGACGGAACAGTTGAATTGGCTTTGGCACGTTCAGGCATGTTCTACGCGACTGGCCGTAGTATACCGCTACGCTGCAATCGAACACAGTAACCAATTCGACGCATAGACCATTCCCGCCGATCCATCCGCCAGTGGCTTGCCATGCGGTGAATCCGCCCGCAATGTCGGCGATTCTCTTCCTATAGGCGACAAGGGGAGATACGTTACGATTGCAATTCGGGATAATTAGCCTGATATTCATTGTTCTGATCCTCTCAAAAGGAGCCAAAGACACAAGGCACACAATGTTAGCATTTCATTCTCCTGACAAGGGAAGCATAACCCAATACCCAGTTAGCCACTGGTCCATTGCTTTACTCCTAATAAGGGCTAGTTAATCCAGCCAAGATAGTGGGCAACAACTAGGCCGTGGCAAATAAACGCCCCTATGAGGCACAATTCTAGGCACCATGCCAGGATATTTGACCACGTATCGTCAAACATCCAATACCAGTGATTCTCGCTTTGGTGTATCCCGTATCTCATTGCTTTACTCCTATGGCGTAATTGCCAATGGAACAATACAACACAGGCAAGCAAATGCAAGGGGAAAAATAAAATAGTTCTTGACAATGGCACACTAAGAGGATAGGCGTCAGGGTTGAGACCCCCCGGTGGCACATGCCGAATCTCGAATGCGTGATCGGGGAAGTTGATTAGGGACCACACGCTTATGAAATTCATTTCCGAACATTAATAAACGCTCGCGGCCATCACACGCTTATGAAATTCATTTCCGAACATTCTTTTCGTCCTGGCCCCACACGCGGACGGAAATATGAATCCGAATATTCTTTTAGTGGTTGCACCTTCTTCCTGGTTCCGGGATAATGGGTGAGTCGAAGTTGAACTCCTTAGGAGACACTACATGAGCTTTTCGGCCCAAGGCGATCCAGTCAAAGGTGAGGTAGTCCGAGCGAGCGGGGCGACGAGTATCGCGGTCACGCTGTACGACGCCGGTACAGCCACGGCCCGTACCCAGACCTCTGATGAGTTCCTAACCATCACCGATCTCATCCTGATCTCCACGGACGGGGGCACCTACAACCTGGTCTTCTATTCCCTGGCTACGGGAACCATCGCCGATGGGGCCGGCCTGCGGATCGCCAAGGGCATCGCCGATGCCAAGGGTGGCCTGGCCCATCACTTCGAGACGCCCGTGACTGGCCCCAAGGGGTATGGTGCGGCCCTGATTGCCGCCACGGGTGCCGTGGACCTGATCGTCACTGGGAACCTCACGAAAGTTTAACCATCTGGAGACCAACTATGCCCTCCGTCAGAATCATACTGGACCTGGAAGTAGCAGACGAGAACGAAGCCGCCAAGGTGGTTGCCTCTCTGGAGGCCCAGTTTCCCGACCGGAATCTGCCCTCCCAGTACACCGCGGCCTTGGATGATTCCTCGAAGAGTCTGGACGACGCACGTAAGGCGTTAGCCAACCCCGCGTCTGGTGCCCAGGTCGCCCCCTGAGTCCTGAGTAGAGAGGGACTCCGATGGCCAACATAACCCTGACGGCTAACTGCTACTGGTCCACCCTGGGAACGGGGAACGGGACACCGGGGAGTCCCCCCGGTACGACGGACAACATCTACCTAAACGGTCACAGTTTCACCCTCGACGAGATTGACGGGTTCACCTACATCTGCGGGTCCATATCTGGGTGTGCCTCGAACGGGACGACTCCCGCCCACGGAACTATAGTTATTCTAGATGGGATTACCACGGTAAACATCGGGACTGTGGGGACACCGACCAACATTGTCGCGGGACTGGATAGAGTCATCTACCCCGGAGCGAATGATGATACAACCTGGAGTGTAGTCGGAAATCTATCCTCCTTATCGGGGGGGATCATCAACTGGGGAGGCCAGGTTTCCTTCACCCTGACGGGCAATCTGACGGCGGGGTCTACGGCGAGTGGTGTTGTCTTAGGTAATGGGGGATCGTTCGTCGTCCACGGAACAGTTACGGGTGGGTCGGTGGGTAATGTGGCTGGTGTGGCGGTAAATACCTCCTCCTGCACGGTCGCCGTAGACAGGGCTGTCGGAGGAAGTGCCGTGGGGGCACATGGGGTATACGCCCTGTACGGGTCGAGTGCCGGCACAGTCACGGTGGGGGTCGCCAAAGGTGGTTCTGTCTTCGGAGCCCTCGGGGCCGCGGCCGACGTGATATGTACCATAATTCTGAACGGGACCGACCTAACAGGGGTGGGCTATCCTGCGGGCACTACCTCCGGTTATCTCAAGGTTGCCGCCGGAGTCCTCCTACAGTTCAGTAACTCAGCCGGGGCACTCCTTCCCTTCTACTCGGGGGTCGTTTCGGCCAACTATGTTCTGGCGGGACATGACAACTACACCGGCGGGTCGGCCGGTCTGGTGGTCCTGCCGGGCGTGAGTGATGTGGTCTCCGGCGTAACCTTCGGAACCAGTAGTGGTCTCACGGGAAATGTGGTTCTTCCATCAACAAGTACCGTCCTGAGCGGAACCACCTTCGGTCCCAGTAGTGGATCGACGGGAAACGTGGTCCTGCCGGCTACGACCAGTGTGCTGAGTACCATCACTTTCGGTCCCAGTAACAGTCTGACGGGCCAGGTGATCCTCCCTGCGGCTGGTGATGTTCGGTCGGGCACCCCCGTTGGGGTTCCTCCGGCACAGGGCACGCTGAATGCCTCGGGCACGGGCCAGGCCCGAGTGATCGGGGGATAAGATGGGCATCATCGGTTCTAAGGTGAGAGGACAGAACGTATGCGGGTCAAGATTAGAGGTAAGTCCTGGACAGTGCGTGAGGCCCTCCTTACCGATAACCTTGGCGAATGCACCTGGTCCCGCCGTCTCATCGAACTTGCCAAGAACCAACCGCCGAAACAGAGACTCGACACGCTGATCCACGAAGTCGCCCACGCAATCAACTGGCGGTGGACCGAGAAACGGGTTTGTCAGATCGCCAAAGAGATAACCGCTGTCCTATGGCAGGATGGTTATCGCCGTAAAACGAGGAAGAAGAAAATCCGTGGCTAAGTCAGAGAGAAGTCTCAAAGTTCCGACGGGTGCGATTCTCTCCAAGTACCTCCGTGCCCTGGCCCTGGACGTGGAGACCTGCAACGAGGATGGAGACCCGATCACGAAGGCCCAGGCCCTCGCCGGCCTCGTCTGGAAACACGCCCTCGGGTTCACCGAGGAGGATGTGAAGACGGGCGAAAAGACGGTCAACCGACCCAACTGGACGGCCATTGACCTGCTGTACTCCAGGATCGAAGGGAAAATCCCTGTGGCTGTGATCGAGGATCAGGGCAAGAGTCTAGCCGATAAGGTCTCCGATCTCGGTAAGGCGAAGATTAACGCCCTGGCGGATGCTGCGGCACCAAAGGAAGATGATGAGCCTGGAGACTCATAAGCCAGAACTCTCAACGCCCTTCCCCGACACGCCCCGCGTGTGGACCTGCCCGATCACAGGGTTAAAAGTCCCAAAGGGAATACAGGAGAATCTGGAATATAGAGCCCGAATCCTGCGGGAAGCCGACGAGGACGTATCCCTCCAACAAGACCTGTTGGCAGCTTGTCGGGACTCCGTTCTGTTCTGGACCAACGCCTTTGCGTTCACATTCAAGTTGCGAGAGGTGGATGGGGAGGGAAAACAACGCCAGGCTGTCTCGGTCAATGCACCCTACGTCACCTGGCAGATACAAGACCAGCACATATTGGAGATCGAGAGGGCTATCAGCGAGGGCTTTGACCTTGCGACAGATAAGTCCCGAGAGATGGGGGCGTCCTGGAACCATATCCTTGTCTTCGAGCATCAGTTTTTGTTCCGACCGGACTCGATGTTCCTTGAAATTTCTCGTACCGAGGAATATGTTGATCGCTCAGATAATCCTAAATCTCTATTCTGGAAGCACCGCTACATACGAAAATTCTTGCCGACGTGGATGCTTCCCCCGATTTCGGATACGGCGATGCATTTCTCCAACCTCGCTAACGGGTCCAAAATCGACGGTGAATCTGCTAACTCCAATGCTGCGTCGGGCGACCGAAGAAGGGCAGTTCTCCTAGACGAGTTCGCCAAGGTCGAGCAGGGCACCAAGATGCGATGGGCCACGTCCGACGTGACGGCCTGCCGTCTGGTGAACTCCACCCCAGCCGGTGCCGGCACAGAGTACAGCAAGTGGGTCCAGTCCGGCCAGATCAAGGTCTTCAAACTGCCTTGGTGGAGTCACCCCGAGAAGGGACGCGGCCGGTATTGCGTCCAGGACGAGACGACGAAGGCCTGGAAGATTCGGTCTCCCTGGTATGATGCCGAGGGAGAACGCCGGTCTCCGCAGGAGATCGCCCAGGAAATCGACATGGATCACGTCGGCTCCGGGGCCACGTTCTTCGACGCCTTCCCGATTGAGCAGCACCGGGCTTTGTTCGCCAAGGAGCCGACGTTTACACGCGACTTCGATTTCCTAAAGGGGATCGCAGCGGACGCCATGCCGGGGATCATCGCCCGCCGACAGGTCAACCAGTTGCAGATTACGAAGTGCGGCTCCTGGAAGTTCTGGACGGCCCACGTTCCTGGCCGTCTTGACCAGACGAAGAACTACATCTTCGGAGTGGACATCTCGAAGGGGCAGGGTGCCTCCAACTCGGTGGTCTCCGTCCTGTGTGCCGAGACCCGAGAGAAGATTGCGGAGTTTGCCAATGCGAATGTACCACCTTACGACCTGGCACGTATTGTTGCTGCTGCCGCTGTTTGGTTTGGGGGCTCTCGCAATGGCGGCCACCCGCTTGTTATTTGGGAAGCGAATGGTGCCCCAGGTTGGGATTTTGGTCGCGTACTGGTCAAGCAGTTGCAATACCCGAATTATTATGTGGATAAAGCGGTCGGGACCGTCCGAGAGAAAGCTGGCAAGAGATATGGCTGGCACAGTAGCCAAGAGAAAAAGGCCCAACTCTTAGGCCTCCTTCGCCGGGCCTACGCCCACGGCGGAATCATCAACCACTCGGACCTGGCCCTCACCGAGGCCCTCTCCTACGTCCACTACGACGACGGGAGTATCGGGCCGGCTGAGTTCGTCAAGGAGTCCGCGGACGCCCGCATGACCCACGGTGACCGGGTGATCGGGGATGCCCTGATCCTGCTCGGGGTGGAGGACATGCCGGCGGGGAAGTCAACCGAGCCGGTTCCTCCGGGCCGATCCTTGGGATATCGCCGAAGAATGGCCCTGTCCAAGGGACGCAAGGGTGTGGTAGAATGGGGTAGTCGAATTGACCTGACCTCCGGCCGACCGGAGGTTTATGGCAGGAAGGGCAGTTATGGCCGCTCCTAAAGAAGTGACTTGTCGCCGGATGTACAAAGCCGTGGAACTTGGGGAGAACCGACTCCGAAACTTCCGGGCCATGAGGATGCTGTTCCTGCGGGAGTTCGCCGGCCAGTATTATGATCGGAGTGCGGCCTCGGTCGGCAACGAGCCGATCAACATGATCTTCAACGCCATCTCGGTCCTGGTCCCCAATCTTGTAACAAACTTCCCTAAAACGCTAGTTACTTCCAAGTTTATGGTCTATCGAGGGTACGCCGAGCTTCTCGGCCTCGGTCTGGATTTTCTCGCCAAAGAGATGGACCTCCGCTCCGAACTTCGCCGGTGGATCGTGGACTCGCTGTTCACCATCGGGATTATGAAGACCGGGATCGCCACGAGCAAAGACCTGGTGACGTTCTCGGATGATCTTCGGATCGACGCCGGCCGACCCTACGCCAATACGGTGGACTTCGACGACTTCATTCTGGACCCCGCGGCCCGACGGATCGAGGAAGCTTCTTTCGTGGGCCACCGCGTCCGGGTGCCCCGCCAGATGCTCTTGGACAGCGGCCTCTATAAGAACGACCTGATCGAGCGGCTCCACACCGCGACGAGCGACCCCTATTCCCGCCGGGAGGTAGAGACGATCTCGCAGCACGAGGTCAGCCCGGAACAGGTCGCGGACCTCCAAGACCTCGTGGACGTGCGGGAGATATGGGTGCCGGCGGCCCAGGCCATCGTCACCATGCCCTGCGGTCAGACCGTATTCGACGACTACCTGCGGGTGGACGACTACGATGGCCCGGACGAGGGGCCGTACACCTACCTGGCTCTGACTCCTCCCATGCCCAACAACCCGCTTCCCATCGCCCCGGTGGGCATCTGGTTCGATCTCCACATCGCCGCGAACAAGATGGCGAAGAAGATCATGGAGCAGGCCGAGCGACAGAAGGACATCCTGGGCTACAAGCCCTCGGCCGCAGACGACGCCCAGGAGATCATCGACGCAGGTGACGGCGAGGCCATCGGCCTGGCTGACACGGACGGGGCCAAGGTCTTCTCTTTCGGCGGCCAACAACGGTCGAACGAGTCGCACCTCCAGCAACTCTCGTACTGGTTCAACCTGGCCTCGGGAAACACGGACCAGTTGGGCGGCAACGCCTCCAACGCCAACACAGCGACCCAGGCGAATATCCTCCAGGGAAATCAGGGCGTTCGCGTGGAAGACATGCGGGATATCGTGTACCTGGGGACCAAGAACATCCAACGGAAACTGGCATGGTATCTCCACACTGATCCTCTGATCGCATTGCCTCTTATCAAGCGGACTCCGATCCCGGCTCAGACGGTAATGTCTCCGATGGGTCCGGTCTTGGTCCCTCCGAAGATGATTGAGCAGCAGGCTATTCTGAACCCGGACGTTCGACAGGGTGAGTTCCTGGACTTCCACTTCGAGATCGAGGAGAAGTCCATGAGCCGGATGGACCCAGCACAACGGTTGCAGAAGGCCCTGTTGTTCGCCGGCAAAGTTCTGCCGGCTGCGGCCCAGGCCGCGATGGTCTGTCAGCAGATGCAGGTTCCCTTCTCCTTCCCGAAGTTTGTCATACGACTGGCGAAGGAAATGGACCTGGAGTGGATGGATGAGGTGTTCTATGATCCCAACTTCCAGGCCCAGATGTTGCAGATGATGAACTCGGCCCCGAAACCGGACAATGGGAAAGTGGCGGGGGCCGGAGGGGGCATGGGTGCCGTTCTTCAAAACGGCCAGCCAGGCAACGTGGCTATGAACGGTGCGGACTCCCGCATGAACTTTGCTGCTGGTCCGATGGACATGGCGGCCGATGCCCAACCAAACCAATCGGTAATGACAATTTAGGAGAACACAATGTCGAAGAAAACAACTCTGGGCGGTGCGACCGCCAATGTCCCCGACGATTTTCAGGCCGAGGATGACGCTCGGCATCTGACCCTGGCCCAGGAGATTCGCATGAACGAGAAGCGTCACCAGGCGGCCCTCAAACATATGAAGCAAAAGAGTGGCTCTGTCCAGGCGGCGGTGGACATGGAGGAGAAGGTCAAGAAGGGTCTGGCTGGGGCGTTCCCCAAAGGGAGTGACAATGCCTAACAACGATAGTCTAGGTACAGGTGGTGCGGGTGTGCCGCAGGGTGGCCAGATGCAGCAAGACCTCATGGCTCTCAGCGACCCGGCAAAACGGGCGGCTCAGGTCGCTGCGACCCGGCAGGCCGCCATGAACGCCAACACCCAACAGAACCTTCAGGCCGCTACAAGTGGACAGGGAGATATTAAATCTCTGCACCAGTTGGTGACAGATCACATAATGTCACAAACTACTCCTGACCCGGAAAGTCAACCGAATCAGTACGTCAAATACATACTGGACCGAATTGACTCTCTCAAGAAGGAACAGGACGTAGCGAAGAAGGTGAAAAACGTACAGGCTGTTCAGACGTATCAACAGGTGATGGATACACTTCACCAGCGGGCGATGGACGTTCAGAACAAATTAGCACAGAGGATGACGGCGGCTCCGCAGGCGGCTTCGGCTCCTGCACCGGCCTCCACTTCACCGATGCCGATGGGGATGCCGTAATGCCAACATATACCTACCATTGCGATGGCTGCAAGACCGAGACGGATGAGTTCCATAATGTCGCGGATCGCCACAGTCCCTCGCCCTGCCCGAACTGCGGCGGCGAATTGAAGCTCAACGCCTTCGCCCGGAGCGGAGCCGTCCGGGGGAACTACACCAAGCCGGTTGAGTTGCAGTCGATGGGTTTCCTGGCCGATCCCGAGGACGTGGCCGAACACCGTTCGCGGTTCCCGAACACCGAACTGGTGATGAGGGAGGGGTCCATGATCCCGGTCATGCACAGTCTCTCGGAGAAACGGGCCTACATGCGGGCCGCTGGCTGGACAGATACGAAGGACTTCCGGTGAGTAGACTATGGACCAAACTCTCCTACGAGATCGAGTTGGTGACGCTCCTCCTTCTGGTGTTCGCCGCGGGGACCACCTATGGGATTCTTGAAGCGGTATATATTAATACCGATGGTGGAAACTTTAAGACGATACCCTGGACTGGAGGGCATTTTGCTTATTACCACCTCTGTCTTCTCTCGCTGATGATGGTAGCTTCGTTTTCCCTGGCGATCCTACATCTCCAATGGATCGCCTGTCACCGGAAGAAGTACACCATCCTTATGGGAGTAGCGGCCCTCCCGCTCTCACTCTTGATTGAGGATATAACATGGTTTGTGACGCGGTGGAGACCGATCAAAGTGGACGAGTGGACGATCTGGCCCGCGGGCTGGTCGATCTCACTTGGCTTCACCAGGCTACCCCTATGGTATCTGGGCGTAGTGATCTTTTCCGCCTCTCTTTTGTGCCTAGCTTCGAGGTATGCGAATTTGGGGTACAAGAAATTCTTGACAGATTCTCGGGAATCTGATCTGATGTAGTAGTCTCCTACCTCCGGGAACACCGGACAGCAGACGAGGAATAACATGGCAGACACGACCGACAACCTAGTAGTGGCAGCCGAAGCTCCGGCTTCTCGGGCCTCCGATACCCCCGCTGTGGTGGACGCGGTGCAAGCACACCTCGACGCCTTCAACGACATCGAGACCCCCGATACCCCGGCAGTCGAAGCCACCCCTGCTGTGGAGACGCCAGTCGAGACTCCGGTCGAAACTCCCGCCGAGGAGACGCCAGCCGAGACCCCTGCGGAAGCAGCCGCCCCCGCTACCGAACAGGTAGCTGAGACGCCCACCCTTCCCGCCGGGTACATTCGGACGGCGAAAGCCCGAGGCTGGACGGACCAGGAGATCACCGATTTCGCCAAGGCGAACCCGGACCTGGCGATCAAGACATTCGAGCGTATGCACGACTCCCGCTCGAAGGAGATCAACGAATGGGCGGAACTCGGCCGGAAGATTCGTGGACAACAGGGGTCTACCTCTGTTCCTGCGGGGACAACTTCGGCTCCTGTCCAGGCCCAGGCCCCGGCTGTTGCCGCCGGTCTCCAACCGATCAACGTAGCACAGATGGTGGAGAAGTTCGGGAACCAGGAATTGATCGAAGCCCTAGCCGGCCCGGTCAACGCCGCGATTGCCGCGGTGCAACCCCTGATCCAGGGTGCGACCCAGGCCCAGGAGCAGGCTCGCCGGTCTCAGCAGGAAGCACTGGGTAAGGTAGTCCAGGATTTCTTCACTGACAAGAGCATGGCCCCGTTTGCCGAAGCCTATGGCAAGGGGATGGCTACGCTCACGCCAGCCCAGATCGAGACACGCAGCAAGGTACTGGAGACTGCTGACGCCTTGATCGCCGGGGCCGCCTATCAGGGACGGCAGTTGTCCGTCCAGGATGCCTTGACGCTGGCTCACGATTCTGTCTCCAGCGGGACCAAAGAAACCATCATTAGGGACCAGATTAGAACGAGCGTCCAGAAGCGAGCCAAGGGCATCACTCTTCGGCCGACCGCCCAAGGTCGTACCGATCCGAACGCTGCCCCTCGGGACCGGGCCGAACTCATCGGCCGGGCTCAGACTCGGCTTCAAGGCGTCTTCGGCTAGTCTGTCCCCAAAAGCTGTAACTACTGAAAGGTAGGGTACTTATACGGGCATCGACAACGACAAACTGATCGACCTGATCGCCACCACCCTCAAGGACTTGCCCAAGCAGACCTTCGAGGTCGCCTGGACAAACCAGGAGTACGAGTTCTGCCGCATCTACCAAGAGGAGCGTATGCAGGTGGACGGCGGCACGAGCATCCAGCGTAACGTCATGCTGGACCAGAGCGGCAACGCCAGCTACCGCAAGCTGTTCGACGTGGACCAGCCCAGCGTGGCGAACGTCCAGCGTCAGATCGACGTTCCCTGGTGCCAGATCGGCACCAACTATTCGTGGGACATCGTGGAAATCCTGCGGAACAAGAACTCGGCCAAGGGCTACATCAACCTGATGGAGTCCCGTCGGACGGATGGCCTGTGGTCCCTGGCCGATCTGATTGAAGATCGTGCCTGGAAGACCCCGACCAACGCCACGGACAAACTGTTCCCCTACGGCGTCCCGTACTACCTGAACATGCTGGACACGGGCGTCACTCAGGCCGGCTTCTCGGGTCAGACCATCGTGTACCAGGACGCCAGCACGGGCACCGTCTGTGCGGGTATCGACGCCTCGGTCGAGGCCAAGTGGAAGAACTACGCCGGCACCTATACCAAGGTGGACAACACGCTCCTGCGTACCCTGCGTCGGGCCATCTTGGCGACTCGGTTCCGTCCCCCGCTGTTCATCAAGGCCCCCGGCAATGACGAGCCTGGCACCCGCCGGATGTACGCCAACCTGGACGTGAACGTCGAGTTGCAGGACTTGGCCGACAAGCGGGACGACGCCAGCCAGCCCAAGGACTTGGCCGGCAAGGCCCTGATTGACGTTGAGGGTACGTGCTACTTCAACCGTATCCCGATCCAGTACATCCCGAACCTGGACGGCGTGACGTACAACCCGATCTACGTCGTGGACTTCAAGAAGTTCATGCCGTTCGTCCAGGAAGGTTTCTGGATGGAGGAGTCCAAGCCGATGACCGACCGGCTCCAGCACACCACCGTCACGGTGTACCTGGACGGCTCCCACAACAACCTGTGTCTCAACCGCCGCACCGCGGGTTTCGTGATTCACAACCCCCGGTAAGGAACCAAGACTGACTTAGCCCTCGGGCTAATTTTGGAGAACTGAACATGACTAAGGGTATCGGCAACGTGGAATACATTCGTCAGGGCAGCGAGGTGGCCGTCCTCGATCAGCCCTTCTGGTCCTTCATCTACCAGGCCTCGACGACCAAGCACCAGAAGTACAACGTGGGCGACCGCGTTGTGACTCCCGACGGCCGGGTGTTCCGGTACGGTTTGGCCGGGGGAACCGTATTGGATGATCGTGGTGCGGCCCAGCACAACAAGGTGAATATCTCGGCCTTGGCCCCGGCCCAGGTCGCTGACACCAGCACGATTCTCGGCGTTCCGTCCGTAGCGACGGGTGCCGTGGGCAGTAACGTCGTCACTGTTACGGTGGGTACGGCCACCGGCGGCGTCCTGAACGACGGGGCTGTCCTCGCCGATGCGTTCCGCGGCGGCTATATAGTGATCGGAAACGAGAGTCCCGGTCTGGTGGTGCAGAACCGAGGTATCATCGGCAACACGGCGAAGGCCGCGGGTGTGGCGGGAACAATCCAGGTGTACCTGGATGCGTCCCTGTCCTACGCTGTCACTCCGGGCACGACCTACATCGAACTCATCCCCAACCTATACAGTAACCTCCAGCCGGGCGATGCCTCGAACTTGGAGTGCTACCTGGGCATCCCGGCGGTCAAGGCAACTGTGGGTCAGTATTTCTGGCTCCAGACCTGGGGTCCGACGTGGGTGGTCCCCGGCGGCGGTTGGACGAACCAGGGTGTCGCCAAAGAGCGGACAGTTGTGTTCGTTGGCGACGGCTCGATCAACGGGGCCAAAGCCGTCACACTGGGCGATGGCTACCAGGTCGCAGGGTTCATTTTGCAGCACGATACCCTGTCCTCGGGCGGTCCCCCGATGGTGATGCTCCAGATCAGTATCTAGTTAGACGCCCGATGCTGACGGGTGCAAATAAAGACGGGCCAGGGATTGTATCCTGGCCCGTCTTCTTGTATACTAGGAGTGGTGAATTATGCCAGCTAAGAGTCAGGCACAGCGGGGCTACCTGGCCTCCAAGTTCGGCCCGGAGTGGATGAAGGAACACCACTACGATAACCCTGGAAAGTTGCCCGGCCACGTCCGGGACAAGGCCGTAAAGAACGCAAAGAAGAACCTCAAGAAGGCGTTTGACTAATGGGCGAAGTTACTGCCGCACTCACCTACCAAGACCTCATTCTCAACGTCGCTGAACGTATGGGCGTGGCTTACTACGGACCCAACGGCGACGAGAAGGCCCAGATTCCGAACGCCACGACGATGCCCTACGAACTGGACAAGTGCCAGAGGTTCGTCCAGGACGGCATCCGAATGTTCATGGCCGATGCTCCTCCGAACGGGTGGCGTTGGCAGCGTCCCCTAGCCGAGATCGACCTGTGGCCCGAGAAGGGTATCGCCATGCCTCCTGGCTCGGCCGGCCCGAGCATGGTGTCGGCGGTCTACGATAACGTCTCCAAGACTGTCGTGACCTCCACCTCGGCATACTTCGATGCCTCCCAGGTCGGGCTCATTCTGGCCGTCCGGGCGACTGGCCTATTCACCATCACCGATTTCCTGACCCCCACCTCGGTCAAGGTGGCGGGTAACGTCGCGTGGCTCGGCGGGCAGACCTTCCTCGTCGCCGATCCCACGGGTGCCCCGACGATGACCATCGCCTACAACGGCGTCGGCACGAATCTCTCGACGATCACCGCTGCGGCCGGGACATTCTACCCCAGCACCGAGGGGAAGACCCTATTCGTCACCGATCTCTCGACGGGTGCGATCACCTTGTTGAACTACATCAGTGACACGACCATGACGATCACCGACACGGGCGGGGCGATTGCGACTGCCTGGGGTGCCGGGGCGAGAACTTTCAACCTCTCCTCCCTTGGCATATACGCCCTCCCATCGAGTTTCGGTGGCGAGGTTGCTGGTGAGATCACCTATCAGGCCGGTTCCAACCGAGGCGTCCCGATCAACTGGACGAGCGAGTTGGAGATTCGCCGACTCCGAGAGAACTGGAACTCGGTCTCGGGCAACCCCTACTACGCCGCGGTACGTCGGAATAACGTCTACCAGCGGAGGTGGGATTTGCTGGTCTACCCGAATACGGGCGGAACCTATCGGGTTGAGTTCCCGTACATTGTCTACTTCGACAAGATTGTCAACCTGACTGACTACCACGTTGCCGGTGTGCAGCATGATGACGCGGTGAAGGCCGCGGCCTTGGCCCAAGCGGAACTACAGGGCGAGGACGTGCTGGCCGGGTCGATGAAGTATTACCGTGAGATCGCCCTCCCGAACTCGTATCGGATCGACGGGCGGGCCGCGTCGAAGAACCTGGGGTACTGCGGGAATCCCCGCTCTACCACCGTTCCGTTGAAGGATTTCAGATCATTCTTCCGTAGGCCCAACGTGACTTACCGAACCTGAAATTACGTGTAAATCTGGTGGCTGTCACCAGTAGGTATGAAGGGCCATAGGCCCAGAAAGGCTAACAAGCCATGCTACTTTCCACGCACAATATGTGTAAGGCCATCGAACAGGCCACCACGGGCGACGGATTCCGTCGGACCCACAACCTCCACCTTCTGTCCAACGTCCGGGAAGTCAACGGCGGCCCGTGTCTCCCGACCAACTGGAACGGACTCACCCTGACCGCCACGAATCCGGCCCCCGCTGCCCTGGAGACGAACTTTATCGGTCTCGTGGCTGCCGCTTCCACGACATTCATGGGGAAGTTCTCTTGGACGGTCCCTGCCGACTACGACGACAGCAAGGACGAACTTCGTATTCGTGTGGCCTGCAACATGGCCGGTGCCACGAACTCTGGCGTCACGATCACGCCCACGATCTACCGCAAGCGGCCGATCCCGAGTATCATTCCCGCGGAAACGACCGCCTTCCCCGCCGGCCTGGTTCTGTCGGGTGACTTGGGCGTCCCTGCCGCAACGGACACGATCCCGCTCCTGGGGGCGAACGTGCTGACCAAGTGGGTCGAGATCAATGCCGACTACTGGACCGATTTCACCCGCCGCACGGTGAAGCGTACCGGCACGGGCGATGTCAGCCTCCAGGCCGGCGACTGCGTTCAGGTCACGCTGACCTCCTCGGCCCACACCACGGACGCCATCAACATCTACGGCATCTCGATCTGGTATCGCAGCAATTTGGCCTTTACGGACAAAAACTCGCGTTAGTCAAGGCGTCTTTCCTAGGGCCTGCTCGTGGTAAAGCGGGCAGGCCCTACTCTCTTTCGGGTGAACTGTGACTGACAAGAGACCAATCGACCTCTCCTTTCCTGTCAAGGGGTTCGACGAGAACTGGGCGTATAAGGTCCAGCCCGAGGGAACCACTCCCGATTGTCTGAATGTCCGGCCCTACGATGTGTTGGGCCAGCGACTTCGTGGGGGTCAACGGGCCGGCGTGTCGAAGTATATTCCAACTCAGCCGAACGGATCGAACCCCATCCAACTTCTTCACCAGGAGCCGAAGGCCGCGAGTGGGTTCACCGAGTCGTTCCCCTATGCGGACGGCACGATCTTCGATGCCATTGGTGCCCCGTGGCGGCACTACGCTTCCCCGTTCTCCCCTCTGTTTGGGACGCCGGCCGGCGGGGTTCTCCCCCCTCTATGGGCTGCGAACACGGCTTATGTCATCGGACAACAGATTGCCCATTCGGCCACGGAATACATCGTAAAGGCTAATTTCACGAGCGGGGGCTCTTTCTCGGCGACGAACCTGGCGGTCTACTCCCCTACGACCTGGATCACCAGCCACTCCTACGCTATTGGGAAACAGGTGATCGCCCCGGATGGGAAGTATTACATCTGTCTGATCCTGCACACGAGCAGTACGTTTGCGACTGACCTCACGAACGGGGACTGGCAAGAGTACCATCCAATCGAGTGGATCACGGCGAAGTCCTATGTTGTTGGAGATCAGGTCTTAGAATCTGGGTCTACCTACGTTTGTGTCATCGCCCACATTAGCGGAACTTTCGCCACCGACCTTGCCGCGGTTCGCTGGGAAGCATACACTCCGCTCGCTGATCCGGCCACGATTGTCGGGAACAAGTACCAAGTGACGGATGTGGTCCCCGCCCCCCCAACCCTGCACATCGCCCAGAAACCGACGCCCACGGGGGACATGACGGCTGGGATCACGATCACCCATTCCGGGGTCGTGGACGATTCGTGCTACCTGGGAGTAGTGGTGCGGGCTGATCCGGTGTCGCTCCAGGGATACCAAGTCATTTACCAGGGTCCCGTTGTAGGGTCTGGTTCCCCCCCGTTCATTTATGTGTATGACGAACTGGGTAACTCTGTCTTTACCGCCAGTCTCGGCGGGTTCCCCCAGACCTGGGCACCCAATGGAGCCGCACCTGGGCAGACAACCCAGAATACCCCTGTCCGACTCGTCGTGGCGGTAGAGGACTCGAATATGAGAGTCTACCTGAACGGAGTTCTGGTGGGCCAGATTCTCGGGACGGTGGGGCACACGACCAACAAGTACGCCGGGTTCGTGGCCTACGCCAACCCCACCGCTGGAAATATCTACGACCTCTCAGACTTCTCTGTCTCAGGGGCCGCGTCGAACACAGGCAGTAGCGGCCGTTTGTTGGCCGCGAGTCTCGGAACGCTCTTTACCGGCGTGGCTGGTGGAAGCTGGGGGACAGTCGGAGGCACCTTCGTCCCTGCCGGAATCATCCGGGCGAGAACGGCCTTCGGGAAAGTTTACCTCTGCGATGGCGTGACCTCTCACTATCAGGTCTACGATCCCGCCACGCAGTCCGTTGTGGCATGGGTTCCGACCGCCAACACACTCCCTGTGGGTGTGTCCGATCCGAGCCTAGCGGCGACGATCATTGCCCTGTATCGTGGCCGCATAGTCCTGGCAGGTCTCGCCGATGACCCCCAGGATTGGTTTATGTCAAAGGCCGGAGACCCCCTTGATTGGAACTACGGGGCCACCCCATCTGCCGTCATGGCCGTCGCGGGGAATAATTCCACCGCTGGCCTCGTCGGAGATCGGATAACGTGCCTCGCCCCGGCCAATGACGATTTAATGGTCATGGGCGGGGATCACACCCTCTGGATGATGCGTGGAGACCCCGCGGACGGTGGTCGGATCGACAATATCAGTAGTTCGGTCGGGATCATCGGACCTGATGCCGCCGCTTACGACCCGTCAAGCGTCCTCTACTTCTTCGGGGATGGGGTTCTGTGGCGGCTCTCCCCCCAGGGTGAATTAACACCTCTCAGTCGTGGACGGATGGACAAGACCTTTGGAGCGATTGATTTCGCCACCAATACGATGCGACTCCTATGGGACAACATGCTCCATGGCCTCCACATCTTCGTCACCCCCACGGTTAGCGGGCCGGCCGCCCACTACTGGTGGGACGCCCGGACGGATAGCTTCTGGCCCGAAAAGTACCCGGACTCCTACGGTCCTACCGCGGTGCTGGCCTTCGATGCTGATGCCCAGAACGACCGGGCCTTCCTTCTGGGGGGCCAGGATGGGTATGTTCGACAGGTGGACGCCTCCTCGAAGACGGATGACGGCGTTACAATCCTGAGCCGGATCAAGTTCGGTCCGATGACTCCTGGTAGTGTCCACCAGAGTTTCCGGGTCAACCGAGTCACAACCCTGCTCGACCAGGACAGCGATCCCGTGTCCGTCCGAGTGTATGCGGAGGAGTCGCCAGAGGAGGCGGTGAAATCCACTACGATAGCCTGGTCCCATCTGTTCTCGCCCGTGGATCGGTACTCGATCCCGCGGATTAGTGGGAACACCCTGCTTCTGGAGTTCGTCAACGACTCCTTCTCCGCGGCCTGGGCTACCGGGACAGACTATATCGTGGGGAGCCAGGTCGTTGCGTCGGACGGGAACCCCTATGTCTCGTTGACGGTTCATACCAGCACGGATAGCGGGACCGATCTACACCCGACGCCACCCGGAAACACGACGGACTGGGTTCTGTCATCCTTCCGAAGTTGGGCTCTTGAGACGGTCGCCGTGATCGCGGACGTGACTGGCCGGACCAAACACCGGAGAATCTAATGACCCTCATCGGTGCGACAAGACCAGACAGGTTCCCGAAGGAAGACGTGCGGCTCCGTCGAAGCCTCGGCCGTCCGGTCTTGGTCCCTTATACGGGGGCCGAGATGGGGGTCGATCTCGGAGCCTTCCCCCTCGTCACCTTGAGTACCCTGACGGGCCTCCAGTTGATCTCTACCGCGACAGGAGTTACGCCCCCTTTCGTGGTGTCCTCTACAACTGTCGTTCCGAACCTGAACAGTCAACTATGGAATGGGCAGACGAACCTCATTACGGCCGCGACTTCCGGCCAGATTCTCACCTTCGATGGAACCAATTGGGTGAACTCAGCGGCTCCCACACTCGCTGGGCTGGCCGATGTAACTCTCACGGCTCCCACAAATACCCAGATTCTATCGTATAACGGATCGAAGTGGGTGAACACCGCGGCCCCAGCGGGGGGAGGGGGAGTTACCCCACAGGTGTTCTCCTCCTCCGGGACTTACACCCCTCCCGGTGGGGCAACAATGGTACGAGTTGTCTGTGTCGGTGCTGGCGGTGGCGGTGGTGGTGGGTCTGGTAATGCCGCAGTCACTAGACACGGGGGTTCCGGCGGTGGCGGCGGGGCTATCATTGACCGAACCTTCAAGATCACTGATCTATCGTCGCCTGTCACTGTGACAGTTGGAACGGGAGGAACGGCCGGGACAGCGGGTTCCCTCGGTAACGGGGGTTCCGGTGGTACTGGCGGTACCTCAAGTTTTGGTGCCTACTTATCCGCCTATGGGGGAGGTGGCGGTTTTGGCGGCCTCCAGAACAGTGCCAATAACGCGAGTGGGGGTAGCGGAGGTGGAGTAGGTGGACCTGGTTCGGTGGGTCTGAGTGCCGGCTCCACATTCGGAGGCCTCCCGACTTATGCCTCTACTGGAACCCCCGGTGTCGGAAATGGCGGGGCAGGCACGGCCTATTCCCCGGCTGGAGGGGTCGGAGCGTATCCCGCGGAATACGGCGGTGCCGGAGGCGGGCGGGCTATCCATAACGCAAACGCTGGTCCTGGCGGTATCTCCCTATTTGGAGGAGGAGGCGGCGGTGGGGGAGGGGCCATCAACGCTACCACAACAGTCTACACTCCGGGTTCCGGCGGGGGCGTCGGTTCCTATGATAGTCCAACAAGTCCCGTCGGTGGAGGTGGTGGAGCCGCGGATACCGCAGGTACCGATGGAACCTCTACAAAGGGGGGGACTGGTGGCGGTGGTGGGTCGGCTAACGCCGCCGGAACAGGATCAGCCGGTGCCGCTGGTGGTGCTTCGGGGGGAGGCGGCGGTGGTGGCGGTGCGGGCACTACCATTGGAGGTATCGGTGGGGTCGGTGGGCGGGGGGAAGTAAGGGTTTACGCCTGGTAGAAAACCGGGTATACTATACGAGACAGGAGACTATTATGAGTTTTGACAGTGACTACGGGTTTGATAAAATGGAAGCCGGAGGCTACTCAATATCTACGCCGATCCAGCAACCTGGCACCGGGCTGAACGACATCCTAGCACAACTCAAGGCTGCCCAGGCCAAGGCCAACGCGGCAAATGAGAAGCGGTACAATGACATCCTTGGGATGTACTCCAACTTGGGGCAGGCCGGAATGGCTAGGATTGGCCAGGGCGAGGAGCAGGCCCAGGCCAAGGGCACCCAGGACTTAACCTCCCGAGGACTGGGGAATACGACTGTCACCTCCTCTGTGAACCGCGGGATCGCTAACGATGCCGAACTCCAGCGTCAGGGTCTACAGGAGAACGTCGCCCAGTTGAAGGGCGGGGTCATGGAGCGAAAGACCGACGCCGGACCTAATCTCGGTCTCTATTCTGGTCTGTTACAGCAGATGGCCTCACAGCCCCGACAGACTGTTGGACCCTCGTATAGTGGTTTCTCCAGCGGAAGTTCCGGTGGTTCCCCCAGTGGCGGGGCAAACGCCATGAATGCGGCCAATGCCGCAGCCTACGCCTCTTGGGCCAACGGAGGCAGTTCGTATCGTGGACCTGGGGCCTCAACCCCCGGACTCGTCCCGGCACAAACTGGGGGTGGCTACTCGGGGCAGGTCGGTAATCCCTATCTCAGTATGAATGGACAACGATACCCAGCGTTCTCCGGGCAGGGGGCGAGTGCGGATACCCAGTCTCCTGACTGGGAAGACGCCATGTTCGGGGGCCAATAATGCCCATCAACATCGACTACTCCCCCGTTGGTGCCTTAGTCTCCGCGGCCCAGGGTGCGGGCCAGGCCGAGGCTCAGAGAACCTCCTTCTCTCAAGGCCTCCAACTCGCCGATCTCGGCCTACGCCAACAGGCCCAGAATCAGGCCTTCTCCCTCCAGAAAGCCTACGCCGAGCGACAGGCGGCCGAGCAGTCTCGCACCCCTGCGGCCGATCATATTGCCGAGCGACTGAACCTCGAAACCGCCAATCGACAGGCGGAACGAACGGTGATCAAGACCCACCTGGACGGGATGCTCTCCAAGGGCCAAATCTCCGACGACCAATACCAACAGGCGATGGCAGGGGTTCTCTCTGACTCCAAGGAACTGACGGCCCAGGCCATTCTCCAGGGCAATCGGCCCGATCCTATGCAGAAGCCGCAATTCTCGGCTCGGGTGCAGATGTTGCGGGACGACCGCGTTACCCTCCAGAACGAACTCCGGCAGATTCACGTGGCCCGGAGTAACGTGTTGACTCCTGCCGACGCCCTGTCCGAAGGCAAGGTGCGGGAGGCGGCTATCAGGAAGGAACTGGCCGCTAATGTGGCTGAGGAGATGGGGATGTTGACCGGCCCAGAGAAGGCCGCATCTCCGGCCGGCACCCTGTCCTTCAACGGCAAAGTCGTCTCGACTACGGCGGCTCCTGGGTCTCTCTCGATCCGCCCTGCGGGGCAGGTTGCTCCGGCCATGATACCCGGCCTACCCGATCCGTCCAAGTTCGAGGAGGGCCACATCCTGCGAAACAAGACGACGGGACAGACAATGATTCTTCAACAGGGAGCCTGGGTTCCCCAGTCTGCCCCTATTCCGCAAAAGTTATCTCCTCCGGGAGGAATCACTCCGGCCTGGCAGGCGGCTCATCCATCTTCCCCCCAAACCGATAATCCCTACCTGGACCTCCAGGGTAACGCATTGGTGTATTAATGACTTCTGCCTCCTCAGAGTGGGAGTCGGTTGTGCCCGTTCCTACGGCACTCTCCTCCCCTACTACGAACGATTGGGAGTCCGTAGAGTCCCCCGATCAGTTTGACCACACTACGGCCCAGGGCAACACGATCACCCCCGAGAACTATGGCAAGATCGCCGCGATCAGAATCCAGAAGGCCCGCCAGGAACGGCAGGAGACCGGGACGGACCTGAATCAGAACGAACAGGCCGCAATCATGGACACCTATCGCCGGGCTGCGGGACTGGCCCCCCTGTCGAACGTGGACACATTCAAGGAGGCCCAGGATCATATCGCCAAACACCAAGGAGAACTCCTAAATCTGGCCCGATCCACCTCCTCGGCCTTCGAGAGGCAAGCGGTGAACTTCGTGGCCCCGGCGGTCGATCTCGTCTTCTCCGACTGGGGGAAACACACCCGAGAGAATATTGCCGCCATGAATCCCTTTGACCCGGATCGGGTGAGTGGAAAGGCGGGTGGGGCTATCGCCTCGCTGCCTCTCTTGCTGGCCGGAGGTGGTCCAGCATCTCTCACTGAGGCGGGGGCCAAGGTGTTTGCCCGTCGAGCGGCGGGGATATTCGGTCTCCAGTCGATGACTGAATCCCTGGCGAACTCCGAGGACACCAAGGGAGAGAAGGATTGGTTGGCTGCTGCGGGACATGGGGCGATCACGGCCGGCTCTGTTCTCCTCGGTGGGAAACTAGCTGAGTGGGCCACAAAAAGTCTATCGAGTAAAATACCTCAACTCGCTGAGTATTTTAAGACCGTGGGAGAAGCGGGAGGGAAGGCTACCGCTACGCAACTCCTGACCCAGGAAGCCCTCAAGGCGGGTATCAATCTTCCGCCTACGATGGTTGCTATGTTGTCTGGTAGGGTGGGGGACAATCTTGTTTCTGGGAGGCCGTGGCAGGAAGGTCTGGGTGAGACCGCCCTGAACGTGGCGGCCATGACCATCGGGAACCACATTGTCCACGCCACAGAAGCGATGGCGGCCCGCGGGACTGCTCCTACGCCTGAGACTCCGACTAGCTCCGTTCGCCCTACCGAGGGTGTTCCGACGCTGCCCGAAGGTGTCGTTCGCCCACCCACTTCACCAAGTATGGGAGGTATAGAGGGTGCAGGTGGTGCAGGTAGTGTAGGTGCGGAGCCGCCTCCGGGAGAAGTCCAGCAGGGCGGCGACCTCGGACAACCAAAGCCGCCCCCTTTAGAGGGCGAGGTCGTAGAACCGGAACACGGGATCATCCCTCCCCGGCCTCCGAGCGAGCCGCCCCCGCCGATGGGTGGTGATCTCCCTCCGGCCGGCGATCCAAGCCATAACGCCGGCAAAGCCCTCACCGGCTCCGTCCTAGACGCATACACGGGCGACTCCCGTTCGGCCTGGGAGAAACTGGGTGACGCCACACACTCGATGCTGGACGGCATCAACCGTTACTCCGGCAAGATATTCCCAACCCTGACCCGGCTGGCTAGGACTGCAGGTGAGAAGGCCGGCACCTATATCTCTGCGAAGGTGTGGGCCGTGGAGAAGTCCGCGGAACTGGCTCGCACGATCATTGGTAGCGACGCCGATCTTGACCTCAAAGTAGGCACCCTCCTGAGCGAGGACCAGCTTCGGTCGTTGAAAGCGAAGGCCCTCAAGCTACCCGATGTCAACGTCCCCGGCGGGAAGTTCACGCGGGAGAGTCTCCAGGAGGCCAAACCGAGCCAGGCCGAGATCGAACAGGCCCTTCGGATCAATACTTTCATCGGCAAGGAAGGTAGTCCCTTCCGAACCGAGGAGGAGTACCAGGCCGCTCTCGCGGACCCGAAAATTCAGGAAGCTCTGGCGAAGGTCAAGCGACACTATGGTCCTCTGATTGATGACCTATTTCGCAAGGCTATGAATCTGGACCCCAATTCGGAGTTGGCTCAGCGTGGTTTTCAGACGGGCATACGAACGAACCTTATGGCCCGTGACCCCAATGACCCGGACAAGGCCGGTATGATCGTCACCGGGTCAAAGACGGGCGGCTTGCGGAATACCCAACGAGGGAGCACTCCGTTCGCCCGAGAGGCCAAGGGCACCGGCGAAGCCTACGAGGGGCGATTCTCCGAGATCATCAAGAACTCCCTGGGTCGGACGGCGGATACCTCGTTCAAGAATGATTTCATCAAATCCCTGGTGGATTCCGGCCTTGCCAAGGTGGGTGCCCGCGGTCAGTTAGTCTCCATCGGAGAACACGCAACTAAGGCCCTTCCACATACAGCGGTTAGCGACCTCTATGTTCGGTCTGATGTGGCCGGCGAGGTCCGTGCGTCCTTCGACGTTGACTCCAAGGAATACAATGGGATGCTCAAGGGAGCCGCGGACCTGTTCAACAAGACCGCCCTGGTGAGTCTCTCCGAGGCTGCATACCACATCGGCAACCAGGCGTCTACCCTGGTCCGATCTCCCGGCACGGGGCTGGTAATCCCGAAACTCCTGAACAAGACCTGGGGCCTATTGATCCATGATCCCGAGATCATGCGGCAGGGGGCCGAATTGGCGAAACTCGGAGCATGGCGTTTAAACACTCCCGAGACGCCGGAGATGGGCGGCAAGATTTATAAGTACACCCTCGGCATAATGAGCCGGGTCGTGGGTACGATGGACCAAGCCGGCCGTCTGGTCCTGGATGACGCCTTCAAGAAGTTCGCCGACAAGGGAGTCGCCCTAAACACCGATACTAATCGACGGGACTTCGTAAGTCAGTTGGGTCAGTACAACCGCCGGGCTCAGAGCCGGCTCATCGCCTTCGTCCGCGACACCGGGATCGGCCCGTTCGCCACCGCCGGAACGAACTTCTACGCTCAGGGCATCCGTTCCCTGACTTTCTCTCCTGGTCTCAAGGCGACTTCCGGTTTGAATGCCGCGAAACTCCGGGTTATGGTCGCCGGTCGATTCGCGGCGATTCTGGGGTCCGTCGCCCTGGTGAACTACATGAAGTGGGGCCGAGTGGACGGCGGCGACAACGTGCCTATTGGTGCGGTCCGTCTGGAGGATGGCAAGGACGGGAAGGTCCGGTACTTCGATGTGGCCTCCCTCCTGAACGTCACCCGAGGTCTGCGGGCTGTCGGTGCCCGAGCCCTGATCGAAGGCCCACGTAAAGGCAAGACCGCCTCCGAGACGGCCAGTGACGCCGCCAAGGACATCATCACCTCGGCCCTGAGCCCGTTCGAGGGGCCGATTGTACGCACCGCGGCAATCGCTGCGACCGGAAAAGACACGGCCGGATACTCGGTCGGACCCAGGGTGGCCTCTGACGAGAACGCCCCCTTGGCCCATTTGAAAGCCGCTGCTCAGTCCGCCAACCCCGTCGTTGCCCGCCTGACTGGGATATCCGAGTCCCCGATTGTTGGCAAGTTTGCTATCCAGGAGAAGTCAAACAAGTCGGTAGCTATGCAGATTGCCTCACGGGCCGCCGCTGCTTCCGTGCCTGAGGGGAATCAGACTCGGGCACAGATGTCTCAGACAGTGGCGGAACACGGCTACCGGGAGGCTTGGACTACGGGCTATCACGTTCCGCTGATCGAAGCCCTCCAGCGTGGGGACATCAACAAACAGCGGGCCGATGAACTCGTCAAGGAAGCCGGGATGAGTGACCTGGCCCGCACCGTCTCCCATCTCCCCATCGAGACAGGTCTACGAGTCTATGACTCGGCCACCCCCGAGGAGAAGACGGACTTGCGTAACGTGATGCTACAGCATATAATAAGTCTTGTGAAGTCCAGTCCGTTGAAGGCCAAGGGCGTGATCGAGGAATATAGGAAACGAGGGATAATTCAATGAGCCCCCAAGAACGTCAAGAAGTAATCGACCTGGCCCAGTTATCCATCCACCAATACTTCGACCACTATCTGACCGAGGTGTTCCCCCCGCAGATGAAGCACATCATGCTCGCTCACGACGAGAGCGTTGTCGCCCACGAAGAGAGGTTCGCCCCCCTCATTCGCTCGGCTCGGAAGTTCAACCGGATCATGTGGACCGTGGCCGGAGGGATTGCTGTGGCCGGGTTCTTCGGGACGATTGCGATCCGATTCGGTCCCCAGTTGGTCAAGGCATTCTCGTGCCCCTAGCGATAGGAGAGGGTCTGGTCACGGTGGAGAGGGCGATCCTTCTTGACTTCTGAGGATCGGCCTAGCCGGATGAGGGCCGAGTTCCCCTCGTGTACCCGCAGAACGTCGTCCACGATGTAGAGAGGTATCGTTCGACGCTCGCCGAGCATGTCCCACTGTAGATCGGCTCCCGCTTGCACGACCTCGTGTAGTTCCTCCCAGGTGATCGCTTCGGGGATGGGTAGCTCAGGCGAGTCCCACGTCACAACGAACATCGTCAGCTTTTGCAGCATCCCATAACCTCCGGTATTCCTCGGGGTGATCGCCCCGGTAGAGTATCTGCTCGCCCTGGTCGCCGATCCACACTTCCCAGGGCACTTGTTCTAGGACGCCTACCTGGACTCCACAACGTCCGGGCACGACAGAGACATAGTGATCCCGTGTAGTGTGTACCCGTACCACCCAACCCCCTCGGGTGCCGTAGAATAGGAACGCCCCCAGGTTCTCCACCCGATCCGTCAAGCAAGCCCGGCGGCATGACACCACCGGGGCTCGCTTGGCGACGAGAGCGATCAGGTCTGATCTGTCTCGGATGTCATGCACCGGGCTTGTCCCCGGTCTTGACCCCGCTGCCGGTCACGCTCGCTTCGGTTATGCTTGCAGGTGCGGCAGGGGCGACTGGGGCAGACGGACTCGTCGTAGAGGAAGCCGGCATCACAGCCTTCTTCACGGGGATAGTTTTGAACCATGCGAATAACCTCGAAATCTCTCCGGTCATCCAGTCCCACATCTTATGAAGGCCATCGGCCAGGGAGGCGAAGACCGGCCCTAGGAAGGGCAGGAAGATCGGCAGAATGAAGAAGGCGGCGACACCGATCCCGATGACCAAGAGCCACATCGACCAACTCGACAGGACACCACTGAACCAGGTTCCGATCCGCTGGAACCAGGACATGCCGGCCTGGTCCTCGGTGGACCCGCCGCCCTTGCCGATATGGACACCCTTCTCGTCTATGGAGATAGTGGGCAAGGCGTTATGGGTATCCTTCACCTTCTGGTTCGCCACACTGGCGGCATCCCGGCTCGGGCCGTTGGACGACCAGGACATAACCCGGCTGGCCGTGAAGCCGTCGCCCTTCTTCACGACCTCAGGGGTGAGATTGTAGTACGCCGAGACGCCCGCCTGGGGATTCACAATCCGGGTCGATACCACGGGGCTCTTGTTGGGGGAGGTCTGTAGGACGGGAGGCGGGGACGTAGTGGAACGTGCCACGTTCTTCCCGGTTAAAGGGCCGGAGAGCGTGGATGAGGGTAGCAAAGGGGTTACAGTCTGTGTCCCATCCTCGTGGATCGCCACCACATATCCAGGCACGGGAGCCGTCTCGTATTTGGCCGTGAGGCCTTGGCCCGTGTAGCCAGCCTCCTGGTAATCGGCAGTCTGACAACCGGAGCAAAGTGCCCCGATCACGATGACAAGAGCCACATAGGCGACACCAAACAGGAAGGCCGCTATATCGGAGTCCGTTGCATACTTTCTCATCTCATTCTCCAAAGTGATTTTCGTCGGGTACAGTGTATACATTGTACCCGATTATCTGAGTCTGTGATAGGCCAAGGATAACTGTTTACGCAGGCTATGCCATCGGGAGGGTCTTCTGGCCGGTGGCTCAGGCCTCAGGGCTTCTCTAGCCTCAGACTGTAAACGGAACTGTAGGATGTTACAGTAGTGGGTGAAATCGTTCTCCGACAGCCCCGCTTGGGCCTTCGCCGTTAGTTCGCTCAGTCTGGTTCCGAATAAGAGCGACCCTCGGAACGCCTCCGCAAGTAGTTCCCCTATCAGTTCTGCCCGCTCCTCCGTATACACTGTCGTCATACTCTCCCCCAAACCTCTCGGGTGTCTGGCTTAATCATCACATGGGCCGCCCCGAGGGTCGTCGGCTCGTAGCCCTTCTGTTCCCCGTAGCTGATGACGCCCTGAGCGTAGGTCTTGAGGTACGACCCCGAGACCACGCCGATCTTCTCGCGGTTGCAGAGCTTGGTGCAGTCCGCATTCGAGGTCAAGACCTGGAGCCGGCACCCCATCTGGTCGTGGACGTGGCCCATGAAGAAGATGTCCGCGTCGAAGTTCCGCATGAAGCTGGACAGCCGGTTGATCTTGCCGCCCTTGGTCGCAGCCGCACCGGCCCCGTGATGGCACCAGATGCGGAAGGACTTGCTGGCGTTCTCCGGGGCGGTCGTAGTCTGTAGGGCCGGCCGCTTAGCCCGGCTTGTGCGGCAGAACACGATGTCCATGAAGCAAGAGTACCCCAGGTCTGCGACACCAAGTTCGGTGCAGAGCCAGCCGTGCAGGTCTTCCTGCTGCTGCCGACGCATGTACTGCTTCTCGTGGTTGCCAACGATCAGGCCCAGGCACTTGTCCTTGATGGGCTCGAAGATGTCCCGGATGCCCTCGTAGGTCTTCTTTCCGAGGCGGCCTAAGTCCTTGACCGATACCCGCTCGGAGATGGCGTCGGGGTCGAACCGCTTGGCGTCACCGAAGCCGATGAACTCGCCGTAGTCGCCACCACCGATCCAGAAGGTGAAGGGATCGGACTGAATCTCGGCAACCGTCCGCATGACCTCCTTCTCGGCACAAGCAGCGGCCAACCAATGTATGTCTGAGAAGTACACCAGTTTGAAGGCATCGCTCCGCGAGGGGTGCCAGATATATCTTTTACCCGACGCATTCATGCTAACTCCTCCTGCATCTTCTCCAGGAGCAAACGAAGATTCCCTATCCGCTCCTGGCTTTCGGTTCTACATTCTGGAAAGCAATCTCCTAACTTCTGGCTTTCTTCCACAAAACGATGTTGAAGATCAATCGTCCTATCCGCGGCTTGCATTATTGTCCCTTCCCTTCTTGATCCTTCTCAAAGGTCTTTTTGAAGGCCACATTACCCTGGATATGGTAGACCACGATCCCCTCGGGCTTCATAAAACCAGGAGCCGCAAGACTACCCCCGTTCTCCAATAGCCCCATTGCTTTCAACCACACGAGGGGCTGCGAGAAATCCCCGGCCATTAGGATAGGGACGACATGACAGCATCCCGGCGGTGGCGTCTCCGTCCACCGCTGCACATTGAATAGACTGAACCGCTTCTCGGTCATGCCGTAGTTCCGCTGAATCCCCTGGCCCCACCACTCTCCGAAATGCCGTCCGGGGCCAAGTAGAAGTAGTTCTTCTTTGTGGTCCTGGACCCACTGGGCAAATCCGTAATTGTCGTTCTCCGGGGTGATCCACCGGGTCCGACTACCGGCAATAATCTGCCCATCTTCGGTGATGTAGACCTGGGCGTTCGTTCCGTCGATCTTCTCAGTCACGATGCAGGGCCGGGACAGGCGGTGTATCTTGGCGAAGCCTTGGAACTCAGCCGGTGGCATCAGTTCTTCTCCTGGGGAGCCTGGGCCGGCCGGCTACACAGGCACCAGTAGCCGGCGGGTGTTCCGTTGGCCGTCTGCCTCATGTGATGGGTCTTGGTCCACTGTCCGCATCTCGTACAGTAGTAGACCCCAAAAAGTTTCTCTGCGAGCCACCGTGACAGCCAGTTGGGGAGTAATGTCTTCATGCTTGTCCTCTCTGTCCAAACCACTCTACGATACGATCAAGAGCCTTCTGGAACATAGGTTCTATTATACAGAACCGGCGGGTGAAAAGGTGGTCGTTGAACGCGGGAATCTCGGTACAGAGAACGATGGGCTTCGGCTTGGCCCCGCCAATGCCGGCGGCCCCACCCATTTCCATCAGGGAGCCAATGGACTGACGCGGAGGCTCATAGGGGAAGTGGGCCAGGATTAGATCGGCCGCCTGCACGTCCAGGTTATCCCGATCTGCCATCTCCGGCGAGGCCAACTGGCCCTCGTAACTCATTCCCTGGTTGGAGATGTTCCAGGATTTCTTACCCCGAAGCGGGTCCAGGGTTCGTATGCCGTGCTTCACCAGGAAGTCAGTCGCGTAGTTCCGCCAGTTGTGGTCGATGGGGGCACCCGTTATCGGACCGCAGAGGTAGACGGTGAAGGGCTTCTTGATCCCACGGATCGACCCGTTCGGATCGGCCTCATTCCACCAGGCGGGGGAGCCGGTGGCGACGTTCTGCTGGCCCGCCATGACCCGAGCGGCCCCCTTGTCGATCCGTTCGCTGAGAGTGGCCATGCACTCTGGGCACAGCCTGCCCTCCAGACCACACCCGTCGTTGTCACATCCACTGACGTGGAGTTCGCCGTTCTCCCGGTCGCTAAGCATCTCCCCGCTGTCTACCCGCTTGAGCAGGTCACGCCGACGCTTGATGTTGGCGTCGTCCGAGCAGGCGGCCGGCGTCTGCATCGGCTGGCTCAGGTAGTGTGGCATGTCATCCAGCGAAGCGGGCAGCCGGCCGGCCTTGACCTCCTCCTCGAAGTGGAGGATGAAGCCGGCGTTCGTCCGCACCGCGGCCATGTGGTCCTCGTCCCGCAGCCCCAGCTTATAGGCTACCAGGTGCCGCTCCAGCGAGGCGATGCACCGGGAGATCGGAATCCCCTTCTCCCAGTTCCGGGGCTGGTACTTCTCGGCACCCAGGCCCAACCAGACGCCCTCACGCATCGCCGCGTGGGGGGAGATCAGGTCCGGCCGGGGTTTCCCCGTCGCTGTGTCCCTAACTGCTCCGGTCTGAAACTTCTGACGCTCGCCGCTGTCCTTCATTTCCATGTTCAACCTCTTTCAAGTGGTTCTCAATAGCCTGTCGGGCCATCTCGGGGGGCCACAGAGTCACAAGACTCCACCCGCAGGAACATCGGACGTGTGGCCAGGTGCCGTAGGATTTTACCCTATGTTTCACGCCAAAGATTCTGTCGTAAGAGTCGCCGTAGGCCTTCTGGTCCACGGGTCTGTATCGGTCGCCCTTGCCACTCATTTGATCCACCCGAGCCATCGCCACAGGATTATATGGGCATACTGTCCCAGCAGACTGCCCAGCAGACTGCCCGCCACAATGGTCAGCAGGCCCATCACGACAGCCAGGCCATACACAACCCAGAGGAAGGGTCTCATTCAGTCACCTCGGCGAGGTCATCCAAGGCCCCCTGGTTGAGGTGGATAAGGGCGGTGAACATCGCCTCCAGCCTCCCCTTCTTGACCTCCAGGAGCTCTCCTTCCTCGAAGGTTGCCCATGCCGCCTGACTGATCTCGTGCAACATCTCTCGATGTAG